CTTGCAGAGATAGCAAGACAAGAAGAGGCTAGAATACTAGCAGAAGAAAAAGCTAGAAAAGAAGCAGAACTTGCTACACTAAAAGAAGAAGAAGACCTTAACGATATAATTGTTGAAACAAATATAGAAACAAAAGAAGAACGAATAATTAACGTACACGCAGAATGAGGTATTTATACTATGGGATATGGCTTTCAATAGCTATATCTTTTTTGTGTCTCTACAGCATTGGTAATGCACAGACTGTAACAACAGGTAATCTATTACCAAATGCAAATGATGGGGTAGACTGGGGCTCTAGTAGCACAGACCAAATAAATCCTGGTGCTAGTTCTGGATACGTAACTAATAATAGTAATCTAAATGGATTTACAGTTACGTGCCCAACAAATCAAGCTAATTGTGGTTACAAGTATAGTGTAGGTG